GTGAGGTTAAAGAACAGACTGGAAGTTGTATTTACATACTATGATGACGAAACTTGGAGTTTGGAAACTAATAAGTTTAATTGGAGTTTAAAAACTAATAAGAAAAGGAGATAAATATTATGGGTATGTATTTCGAATGCAAACTGAAAAAAATAGACATTGATGAGGTTCTTAGCAATGTCCGATATATAGAACCGGAAGATTTGGTGGTATTATATCGAGAAAAGATTAGACGGCTGGAATCTGCATTGAAAAATTCGGAAGATGGCGCCGAGAAGTTAATGACTGAAAATGAGAGATTGAAAGAAGAACTGAAGCTTGTCCAGGGGGATAATTGTGAGCTGAGAGAGGCTGTTATGACAGCTAACATAAGAAACGGTGTGCTGACCAAAAGAAACAGAGAACTCAAACAGCAATTAGACGAGCTTGAGGCAATACACGAAAAAGATGTTAACAAATTAAGAGCTGATCTGGCAGAGAGTCATATTAATAGCATGGAGCTGGCTGGAGATTTGGTATTTGCTGAGGTAAGGCTGGAGAAAGCTAATAAGAAGTTATTGAACAGTCGGTTTGGTTTACAGTCTATGCCATACCATGATCTTATGATGGAGAATCGTAGATTGTTGCAGGAACAGGCTAGTCTTGAAACTCAAATCAATATTCTGAATGCAGTTAGTGACGGGTACAAAGACGATATTGGTAAACTTATGCATGAGAACGAAAAGCTGAAGACTGAGAATAAGCAGTTGCTGAAAGAAAATAAGGATTTGAAAGAATCTGTTAAAAAGTTAAAGGAAGAGCGTGAAATATTATCGACGAAACAGGTATATTTTGAAGATCAAATTAACACTTTAAATGCAACTTGTGAAGGATATGCGGACAACCTCAATGCATATAGAAAAGATGTTGATCAGCTTACTCAGGAAAATAAGAAGTTGATTGAGGAACGGGACGCTTTATGGGCTGAGACGCAACATTTGGACAAAATATATAAGCAGTTGCTGAATGAGAAAAAACGTTTGCAGGAAAATTTTGAAGAGTTAAAGGCTTCTTCGGACTTATCCATGACTGCAGAATTGGCAGAAATATTTGCGGAATTCATAGATAAAAATGACAAAAATCGTGATGATTTGAGTGCGAAAATCGATGAATTTAGGGAGAAATATCAGTCTGAATAATCGTTATTTGCGGTGACTATGGGCTGAAATTTGACTGAATTTGATGAAAAACAGTCATTTTTCGGTCCAAAATAGCCGTCCACTTTTATTTTTAAAAGTGTCAAAAAGTGGACCAAAAGTGGACGAGTTGCAAAAAGTGACACTTGAAATTGTGAAAATTCTGTGAAAAATAGTAAAAATTGTTAAAATCCGTCCACTTTTCCCACTTTTTAGGGGGTTTTAACCTATATATGTGAAAATTATATTAAACATA